AAGCAGTTCTGTTTCAGTAATAGACCCGCCACCCTGAAGCAACGCAAAGGCTTCGTCCAATGGAATACCTTTGTTAGAAGCAATTCGTTTTGCAAGCTGAACAGCACGAATAGTGGCTTGGCTTTGAAGCTTACCAATCTCCTCTTGTTCGATAGCTTCTGCTACCAACCAACCGCCATATTTCTTAAGGCGTAATTCTGGTAACAGCTCGAAGTAGTCTTTGGTCTTGGTTTCAAGAAGGAAGCTGTATTTGCTCATGGTCGAGAATGTTAAGTGACACGTTGAAGGCTTTCACTCGTTCATGGCCAGAGCGAAATTCTTTTGGAATTTCCACCAAGAATGAGTGATGGTCGCTTGAAATTCTAATGGTACTTTCCCTGCAGGAAATAAGACAAAGAATGCCAATGGTCAAGCAACTGTCTGATTGGGCGACATTGATGGCATGGACGGCGCCATCCTGGCTGCATAAGTAGTCAATCACGAACCCTGGCCTCCCATTGACACCTTGATTTTATTCAGCAAAATGCGTTTGATTTCACTGGCATCAAATTTTGCTGGTACAACCAACTCTTCCGTCCATCGACGAGGAGTGGCGTTGGTTCCCTCCCCTTCGTGTACATAGTAAGCGTAGTAATTTCCGCTTCTATTTGTAGCGTTCCACTTCCAGGTGGCTGCTGCTATTTGGTTGTTATTGTCGAAATTGTAGCTATCTTTGCCACTTCTGTACAAGTCGCCCCAGTCAACGATGTCGCGAGGGCTTCCTGCGTCTTTGATTGGCGCCGCTGGATTTTCCCGCGATGTTTCTCCATCATAATTCCAGAAAGGATCAAAGAATTGTTTTTCCCAGTACCTTTGATTGATCTCTGAATTTGTCCAATCTTCAAATATTGCGGCCAGTTGTGTGACCAAGGATTCTGCATTAATCACGCGGCCACTGATGACCACTGCAATAGATTCTTTGCTATTCATCCTGGATACAGCGAAAGAAGGACTAGGTCAGGTACTACAAAACGACAACGCTCATAAGCCACGTCATCGCCAGGAAAGTACCTAGGGGTGGAATCAGGAAATCTCCTTACCATTCTTTCCATAGCAGAAGGCAATGTCGCAAGGCTCGGGGAATACTGGGTGAGAACAATTTCCCAGAGTTGATTCACTTTGACGGTCCCGCTTAATGGCGCTCCAGGGACAATCTCAGGAAATTGCCTCATGGTCACTTCCAAGCCCTGCACCTTCCATTCGCTAGGAACGCTCTGTTGGCCAACCGTGTATACAGCAGGAATCGTAGCGGTGCTTGGCAATATGTAAGTTCCAATCAAATTGGGACTTGCCGATAGAAGCGAAGTGATAGTGTCGCGAAGTTGCGTGATGTTCACAATAAAAAAGCCTGCCCATGCAGGCAGGCTAGCAAGAAAACCGCTAAAAAGTCAGGAGTTGGGAGCAGTCGGGATGATGCTGCCAGAGTTAGTGGCAGCTTGATGAATGCCAATACGACCACGGCTGATGAGGTCAAACGTGCATTCCACCAGATTGTCTGCAGGATAACTTTCGTTATAGTTCATAACGCGAGCTACGAATGCCACGCGATCGTAGTAGTAGGTGGTACCACTGACGCCCAGTTGCTTGTTGATCTCTACATACACTTCGTTGTCCTTGTCAAAGCGACCAGTAGAAATCACTTGGAAGGCTTCGTCAAAGCTGTTAGGCAAGAACACAGTACCGTCTACATCCTTCTGGAAGTAGGAAGTGATGGAAGTAGTGGCTTGTGAAGTAGTGATGACGCTATCTGCATAGCCACCGCCACCAAGCAGGTAGAATTCCTGATTGCCGTCGTTGAAGGCCACAGAGCCGGTTGTAGCGGCCTGCAGGGTGTAGAGGGTGGGAGCACCGCTAACAGTGAATGTAGAGCCGCTCTGGGTGATGATAGGACGCGCTGCGCCTGCAATCGAACCAACACGCACAATTACGTCTTGGCTCTTAACCAGTTCAGTCGGATGGTAAAGCATGAGAAAAACCTCGATGGAAGAAAGAAAATGATTAAGCGCTTCAGACGTTCTGAACGCTTCCCTTGCCAATTAGTCTAAAGATTCCCCTTATGGGAGTGCCGAGAAACTGCCAGTAATATTCAGCAATTTGCTCGTTTGGCAATAGTTCAAACCGTCCCTCTCTTCCATTGATGGTAGCAGCAGCAGAACTTCCCGGTGAAATGTTAGAAAGCGCGAGTGGGCTCGTCAATCTTCCTTCCATATACACTGCTGTGGCGTCAGCGCCAAGCAAATAGTCAAACCGTGGATTCTGCTTTTGCTTCAAGGTGGCATAATATGTTACGCCCGATGAGGAGGCAACATAATTACCAGTGGTTGTATCTTCCGTATAGCCTGACGCAACTTGCCAAACCAAAGTGGCATTAGCAAGTGGCGACAGAGCGTTGGTCATACAACAAAACCAATGGTAGAAGATCCGGCAATGGTGTCAAGCATTCGTTTGAACTCTTGTCCATACTGGGTGGCATCAAGCCCTTTCCCATACACCTTGCCTTCTGTGGCACCAATTTGAATGCCCATTTGCGCAAGCTGAATGGCGATAATATGAGCAGCCAGATGTTTTACAGCGCGATCAGTTTGATCACCAAAAACGTCTTCCGTTGCATCAGCCAATGCTTCGGAAACTGCTCCATTTACAATGCCCGATGGGTGCGGAGTGAATTCAGGGAATCGATCCAAGAAAGTGGCATAGGTGACAGTCATGATCAGGCTTTCCCTGCCTTGATGGCTTCAAGGCGTTTGTTGATGCCATTTCTGACCTTGATCCGACCCTCACGACCCTTCCATGCTCGAAGCTGATCTTCGTCATGCATAATTTCTAGCAGACGAAAACATTCGACCAATGGAAATTGAGTGAGAGTGTCAATGTTCTGGGGAATGTCCTGAACTGTAACGGCTTCCTTCACCTCTTCAATAGAGCCAATTGCCATGAGGCTTTTGACTGTATTGTTTTGGCGGGCTACTGCCCACTTGGTATCAGGCACGTCTATATTCACTCCAGGGCTGAGCTGAAGCAAGCCAGCATCAGTGATAATCCCAAAACCACCTTCGCGGGGAGGATTTTCAAGCTCAGGGCGATAAGCGATCAACATGTGGTGTTCGTTGTAGAACTGTTAATAAGCTTAGCGCCCATCGCCTGTCCGTCCTCAGGAAGAAGCCTGAACGTAAATGACGCTCTTGGGGTAGTAGATGGCTACGCCACCCACGCGAGCATGAGCTGGAACGATGAATTCCAGTCCACGTTGCTGGGGCGGGAACAGCTCAAGCGGTTGAGGAATGTGCAGTTGCACTTTCTGTGGATCACGCTTGTAAACCACCATACGATTCGTGTTGAGCACACTGTTGTCACCGTCAAGCTGATTGATGGGCTCAATGTTACGAATGTAAGGATTGGTACGAAGGAAGTATTCCAGCACAGTTACGTCCGAGGAATCGGAGAAACGTTGAGTGCTGATCACTCGGTAGTCTTCGTAGGCCAGCAGGATGGTGTCGGGCTGTTCCTTCATCTTCGATGCATTAACGATGGCAGTTACGCCATAGTTAAGCAAGTCAATCATTTCCTGGGATGTAACGGCAGCAGTGGTGAACCACTTGTCTGCAGCAACAATGTCCACAGTGGAATTATTGAAGAAGCCAGCAAGTCCAACGGATGATTCGCCAAACATTGCCAGGTTTTCAACCTTCTCTTCATAAGCACGACGCACAGCAGTAGCACGACGTTGCTCAAGAGCGATGCTTGCCATTTGAGCGGCACGCAATTCCTGAACGGTGTAACCAAAGCTGCCACCAAAAGAGCGAATGTTGATGCTCTTTTCGACTTGGCTGATGTCGGCACGGGGCAGATCATCAGCGGCATCAGCAATCAAACGGAATTCACCAGTCGAATCCATGATCCGATAGGTGAATGTTTGAGCGCCAGGGCCAGCTTCGCTAGTTACAGGTAGGATGCTGGGATATTTGATGTCAGCATAGGTGACTTCAAATACTTGGGGGCGGATGTACTCAAGCTGACGCTCAAGAAACAGACCCGCTTCGTCCATGCGAAATTCAGACATCAAAAATTCCTCCTAAGAATCAGCGGAGAGGGTGAAGCTTGGTCCGTTCAGCTCCAGAACTGCAATGCCACTGGTGGTGGTGCTGGTCAGGAAGCGAGCGTTTGACAGGCGAACGGTCTTGCCGGATGCCCAGGCATGACTAAATTGGCCAATCTTGCCAGTGCCGCTTGCTGCGTACAGCACGCGCACAGGGGATGCAGGAGTAACAGCGCCAGTGACATACACGGCAACTGCACCTTTGTTGGCAACATTCATTGCTTGATTATTCTTGACACCAGGACGGTTGTCAGAATTCAAGGCAGTTTCGTCAACGTAGGTGAGAACGTTCACGCCTAGAACAGTGTCACCAGTAGCGGCAATGGTCTTTGCGGAATTAGCAACGGTGCCACTGGTCACGTAGACAACAGTGTTACCAAAAGGAATGACAACATTGGTTTCATTGACATAAGTGCCAATGGTGTTGTCGCGAATATCAGAAAGCTGACCTTCTAGTAGTGCGGTATGCGCAAGAGCGTAGCTCTGTTGCACGCCACCAGTGGAAGCAGTTCCTGAAGCAGTAAAAACAACGGCCATAGTTAGTGCTCCTTAGAAACGGAAAGAGGATTTTTCCAAGCGTTCTGAATCTTCTCCATGTAGGAGGAAGGAGCAGAACTTGAGGTTGCCAGAGAGGCAACAGCCTTGCGTAGTTCAACGGTGGAGGCAGAGTCAGTGCGATCAGCCAAGGTGTCAAACATGGCTTGCACATAATCGTCGGAGCGTTCCGACACGTCTGCGTCAGCACGCACGGCCTTAATCGAAGCTTCCATGATTTCACGGGCAGTTTTGCCAGAGAAATCAAAGGTCGAATCGAGGCTGGTGCGAGCTTTGTCAATCAGGGCAATGCGTTGCTCCACAAGCGAATCCACATTCACTTGCTCGGCTGCTTCCAGATCTAGCTTGATGCTTGCCACTTCTTGAGCGAGAGCATCAGCGCGACCTTCGGCAGCGTCACACATGCCTTTCATTTCCTTTTGCATGGCATCCATTTCTTCCTGCATTTGGGAAGCTTTGGAGGCCATTTCATCGTACTTGCGCTTCATGTCGGCATAACTAGCCTTTGCGTCTTCACGCTCGGCAGTGATAGCACCCGCAAGGGCGGAATCAGCCTCAAAGGAAACGCCATCAAACACAATGTTTGCTGACATGATTTCTCCTGTTTGAGAATTGAAAAGTTCAGTCACAGCGGCGTCCGCTGAGTCAAGCATGAGACGCACTTGAGGCCCGCCTCTTGCTCTTTTAACGATGGCCACATGATTACCACGGATATTTTTTTGATAGCCGTCATAATGCTGACCGTCTGGCGTGATACCAGGTTCGTCAATGTAATCAACCTTGTATCCACAAGAAACTTCGCGAATTTGACCTCGCATTATTTCATCAATTGTTTCCTTGTCGGTAACAGTGACAGTGGATTCAATGAAGCCATCGGAATATGAAACATCTGCACTGGTGAAACCAATTGCATAGTCTTTAGTGTTAGACGCATCAAGCAGCACTGGTGGATGCTCTTTGGTCACACACTTTTCCCGAAAACTATCAAGAGCCTCGTTGGAGGCCACTTCAGATTCCGGTCGATATTCCAAGCGGATGCCACCACTTGCGTCCTTGTACGACTGAATGCCAGTGCGAGCAATGCGAGCACGGACCTTCAAGTAGCCCTCATCCGTGACATCGTAGCCGCGAATGGTGGATACGTCGTAGCGAAAGCAAGATCGTGAATCCATGAACCTATCCTAATTGGTTTTTACAATTAAAATGAGAGCTGTGATTCATGCGCGAATCAAAAAGTATGAAATTCTTGCAGAGCAAAGTTAACGCCTTGAATTTGCCTCATTATGAAAGGAGAATGCTGGTAGCATCTCGCCTCAAGGAGGTTAGGGAGAACAGCGGCCTTTCTCAAAGAGACGTGTCTATGCATTTGCATGTGGGACAATCCACTTACTGCCGCATGGAAAGGGGCGAAAATGAACCGTCTGCTGTTCAACTGGCCACGCTTAGTGGGCTTTATGGCACCAGCGTACTATGGCTTCTTGGTATGCCTAATTTTGTTGTAAACATGCGATCTTCATCTTAACCTCAGTCTTCATCATCTTCTGACTCGGAGCGCATTTGATCGGCAAGATTTTCCATGACATACGACTTGGCGATAGCCTTTATCTCGAAAACAAGCATCTTTACGGGATCAAGATATGCATGAGGCTTATCGTATGCATTTCTTACAAAAACATGCACTTCATCTAGTCGTCCATTTTTAAAATGTTGCTCCTCCACTAGCTGCCAGCATGAGGTTTCTCTATGCTCATTTGACGAAAGAATTGCTAGAGCCTCTTGCGCGTCAATGCCTTCATCTTCTTCTCCTTCGATGATTTCAACATATTGGCTCATGGCTTTGCTTGACGACTCTCTACCATCTTAATGATCCGCGCTGCCCACGACTTACCAGCATCGCCACCCCATAAATCCCATGCGATTTTTCCTGCATCATCTTCGCCGCCAGTTTTATTTTTTTCATGCCTGGAAAAGAAGGCAGCCATGCGTTTAATTATCTCGTAACTAATTTTCTCTCCATTGGCCAAGCTAGTTGCCCTTGCCACTCCACTACCAATACCTTGCTTTCCAGCCTCTTGTGTGGTCAAGCCGCCTTTGCCGTATTTCCTGCGAAGCTCTAGTCCGCGACGTGCTATTGCCTGTACAGACGATGGAGGGGCGAAGCTTTCCGCGTCACCCCTCAAGGCTTTCCCGAGTCTTCCCCTTCGGGATCCATCAGCTCTTCCTCGTTCAGCACTTGACGGATAAATGCTCGCATGTATTCTTCGCTTGCATCCTTCTTGGGCATTGTCATGCCAGCTTCAGACAAGGCAATGGCAACGGCACGGCGACGATCGGTGATTTTTTCACCACTGCTGCTTTTAAGGGTGCCAGCCTTGAATTCTTTGAGGACTTTTCTGACCTTGGCCTGGCGCTGCTTGCTGTTCATGACGATTGTTTCCGAAAGTGCTATAGTAGGTGGATCTTGCTTTTTTCTCAGTGGATCCCAAGGCCTGTCTAAACTGTAGCATTATTTTCTCCCCCAAAAGAACAACCAACGTTTATTGCTGTCGCAGTTGCCAAGTTGGCCACTTACGGAAAAGCAAAAAAAAATTAAAGATCGAGTTAGACAGGGTGCTTTGTGCCAGTGCTTGCATTGCAGTGCAGAATTTTACGTTCCGCAGTATCGAATCAATACTGCCAAAGGGGTGGCCACACTCCTTGCAGCGCAAGCTTTAAATAGCACTCCTACCGGTCATGAAGCCGCTAATGTGATCCTACAACAAGATATAGATAGGATCAAAGAGGAGTAATCTATGCAGACATCTCTTTTTGGATCACCTACTGTTGCAGCCCCTATCACTGAAGGAATCAAGTATGCCGGATCAAAACTGAAAATACTTCCCTATATTCTTGGGTCATGTGCTGAGTTAAGCTTTAAAACTGTTCTTGATGGTTTTAGTGGATCGACAAGAGTAAGTCAAGCATTCGGGAAGCTTGGATATGACGTAGTGTCTAATGACATTTCGGAATGGTCTCAGGTATTTGCAAAATGCTATCTCCTGAATACTAAGCAAGCAAAGCACTACCAAGCCCTGATAGATCATCTGAATTCTCTGCCTGGCTCTGACGGCTGGTTTACTGAAAACTATGGAGGTAGTGCATCTGAAAAACAAACAAGCAAAAGACCATTCCAGATCAAGAACACGCGTAAGCTTGATTCAATAAGAGAAGAAATAGACCGTCTAGAATTGGACGAAATTGATCGGTCAGTAGCCTTAACAAGCCTAATCCTTGCTCTTGATACTGTAGACAGTACACTTGGGCATTATGTTTCATATCTTTCTGACTGGTCACCTAGATCATATAAAGACATGTGCCTTAGGGTCCCATCCATATTCATTCCAAAAGGAGAAAACACTGTTGTTAAGGGCGATATCTTTAATATCTTAGATCATGTCGAAGTAGATCTAGCATACCTTGATCCACCTTATGGCTCGAATAATGAGAAAATGCCACCTAGCAGAGTTCGATATGCCTCTTATTACCATATATGGAATACTGTAATTAAAAATGATAAACCAGCTCTCTTCGGGAAAGCAAATCGTAGAGTTGATAGCCGCGACGGCATATCAGCATCAGTATTTGAGGAATTCAGGCAAGATGCTGATGGTCGCTTCATTGCACTCAAAGCTATTGATCAAATAATAAAGAAAGTACAGGCAAGGTATGTCTTGCTGTCATATAGTTCAGGCGGTCGCGCCACAAGGTCCGAGCTATACGATATTTTGTCTTCCGCAGGGAAAGTGAAGAGTGTGATGGAAATTGATTACAAGAAGAATGTAATGGCGGCCATGTCTTGGACCAATGAATGGGTTGCAGAAAGCCTTTCCCATAAGGAATATCTTTTTCTTCTTGAGAAGTAGCTTGTAGCGGCTAACAACATCATGCACCCGACCCGACCCATGGATACTGTCAATCAGCTCTGGCTTCTGCGGGCGGGTGATGATGGGCGTTCGGCGCCAGCCCATGGCTCTGGTGGTTATTCCGGCTGCGCAAGCCGGATCGACCACATCAGACCTAGGGTGTGTACACATCTGCGGGGTTGCTGCCGTGGCCGTCCGTGTTGGCATT